GTAACCCCAAGAGACCGTGGTTTCCCACGCTTATCCCCCTCGCCGTACAGTGCGCTAGCTAGGACAACATTCGGTTTCCAGTGATACCAAGGCAAGCCCTGGTTAACCCTGATTACCGCTTTGAAGTACCTGATGCCATGTTCCCACTTGTACCGCCACTCTGACTCGTCAGAGTGGAAGACAATGTCACCGAGATGCTCGGGACCCTTACAATGTCGGACCACAGTTGGACAAGAAGCCAACAAAGGACCGAGAGCTTCAAGATTTTCGCTGCCTCGAAGGGCTGCAATCTTCTTAAAAGCTCGCCTAAAGCCGTTGTAAGTTGGGATAAGTAACCACGGGTCATTGATAGCCTCCTTGATATAGTAGGGCCGCACGTCGTGACCTTCAAAGAAGTCACCTCCGCACGACTCTCTAAACGCAAGGGGACCTGTGAATGTTTTCTCTTCATTCACCAAGAACCCACAGTACTTAAGCACGGATATAGCATCCCCCGAAATATCGTCTGGTATTATGATGTCGTCACCGAAGACGAACAAGTCATAACCCAGTGCGCCTACTCGGCCGCGCTCCTCCAGTAAAACTGTAAGGATCGCAGCAAAGAGTAGGGTCTCGAGTTCAAACGTATAGCCGTTACCCATACTAGAGAACTTCTCTAGTACATGCCAATGGCCGTCCACGAGAGTAGACGGACTCCGTAAAGCGTCAAGCTCACGGAACCAAGCGGCAGGAAGAAGCAACTTTACCAGGTTGCGACTAACGGTATCGCTAGCATTTGAGAGATCGAGAGTAGCAAACTCTCGCGACACTGAAGATTTCTTAGCCTCACGGCGATGAATATCTTGCGCCAGATCCAGATCCCACCCAGTGCGCCTTCTGAGGCGCCTGCGTATGGATTCACCAAGACCTTTCTGATAAAAAAGGTTTATAGCAGGTTCAACCGCTATAGACCTGTCAATCAGGCCAGTCTTAGGTACGGTTAGGTAGCGATTACCCCTAACCCAGGACATCTCTCGCTGGTACCTGAGGTCACTACGACCCCAAGCCGAAGCTAAATATGGCAAAATATACCATTTAGCACCAGCGGTAAGTGTGGGTGTTGACGTTATTTTATCTGGGACTGTTGTCAAGAGCCCCCGATCAGAGAACGTTGCACCAGGACCAAATCCTCCCTCGATAGTATCGAGGTTTGGTGGACTAGGTCCGATCCACGATTCGATTGTTTTACCAACCTTCAGAAAAAATCTGAAGATCGCCTCATCCTCATCAGGTTGATACCTGTAGAGGAATTTGGACAATCGTTCGTTGGTCCGATAGCACTGATGTTCGCCATCAAACCACTTCTTTAAGGCGGCTTGACGTCGATCGATTCCCTCAACATTAAAGTTTTCGAGCTTCTTGACGAGACTCGTAGCTTGAACATCAAGGAAATAACTCTCAGCACTAAAGTAGTGACGTGGGTCCGTCTTGAGCGACAGGACTTGTGCGTATTCTTTGTGGCGCAATAAAATCGCGACCGACAAAGAACGTACACTCCCCAACTCCTCCAAAATAGGAAGGAGTACCCGTAAAGAAGTATTCAACGAGTCCATGCGACACCTCCACGGTTAAAGAATCACGTGGGTGCGTAGCCGGCTTGCACTGACGATTTCGTCAGCGTAGCGGCCATCAGGTTCAACAGCTGCGAGACCTCATTGAGGTTCGCGGCAGGAATCGCCTGAGGCATGGTGAAGGTCGCGACGCCGACGACCCTGTCCTTCGCGCTGTAGAGCGTGGTGGTTGTGTCCTGAACTGCGTACGGCATCACGAGCTCAAAGCTCAGTTGCCGCGCAGTTTTCGGACCATTCCATTTGCTTGTCAGCTTGAAGAACGACCGGAGGCCGACAGGAAGTCCGGCTGCCGCACCGGTATCTTGACGCCAGACGGCCGGGGAGCCTTCGCCCCCCGAACCCGCGACTGCGTCATAGATGATATCGGTTGTGGTATCCGCCTTCTTGACGGTAATACTGGCCATGGTTGGCATAAGTTGCTTTCCCTGCGACGTGAGTCGCATTCGTCCAAAGTGGACAATTTCAGAAACCTACCTATTTGTGCAGAAACTGGACCAGCAAGCTGATCGCAGTAGCCGCACGAATCTTAGAAGGCAGGCGAAGAGGTTTGACACTAAAGACGGGCTTGGTGAGAGCAAGGGTCCGCCTTACATATATTCCATTAGCAGAGTAGCTGCG